TCTTCGGGTGCGACCTGCTGGTGATTGATGACCTGGGCACCGAGCTGGTGACCCGCTACACGCAGGCGGAGGTCTATGACCTGGTCAACCACCGCCTGAACACAGGCAAGCCCACAATCATCAACACCAACCTGGGACTGCAGGAGATCGAGCGAACTTACAGCAGCCGGGTGTATTCCCGCCTGGCGAGGATGTACGCAGTGGTGCAGTTCAAGGGCCGGGACATCCGGCTCCAAAAGAAACAGGAGGGCTACCGATGAAGGAAAAAAGCATTCTCGCGCAAAACATCCAAACGCTCCGCAAGGAAAAGGGCTGGACGCAAGAGGAACTGGCAGAAAGGCTGGGGTGTAGCTTTGACGCAATTCAGGCTTATGAATGCTGCAAGCGGGAGCCAGCCTGCAAAGTGATGGTCGCTCTGGAGCAGGTGTTCGGGGTAACCGGGGCGCAGCTATACGGGCTGAAGCCGCTTCTCCATCCAGAGGCCACGGAGCCACAGATCCAGCTGCACGAAACCCCGCTCCCCCTCCGGCTGGCCCCGGCCAGCTATCTCATCGGCATGGACGGCGGCAGCGAGGAGGGCGACCTGCCCGGCATCTGCATCGCCTGCTCCGAGTGCGGCCAGGTCATTTTCTCCGGCACCCTTGCCCCCGGAGCCGAGGCCACGGTAGAGATCCCGCAGAGCTGCCCGCGCTGCAGCGTGACGGGAGGGCGCGGCGATGAGTAAAGCCACGAAAGGCGGACGGAGCTACACCGGGCGTTTTTGCACGATCTTCTACTGCGACAAGGTACAGGCAAGCCGCTGCTGCGCCGACTGCGACAGGCGGTGCGCCAACGCCTGCCAAAACCACCCGTCGCGGTGCGGGCTGGAGGACAAGACCCGCAGAAGAAGGAGGGAAAGGAAGTGCTGACCATCACGATCCAGGTGAACGCGCCGTCCGGCCAGGCCATCGGCATCAAGGAGGACATCGCCGCCTATCTGGAGAAGTTCGGCGACGCCAGGGTGGTGTCCGTCGTGGAGAAGCTGCCGGAGCAGCTGCGGATGGACAGCCCGCCGCAGCGCGGCGCTGGCCCCGCCGAGCGCACCCGGCAGGCGGTCTACGCAACCGGGAACAAGTGGGCCATCGAGAACTTCGAGGCCACGCACGGATGAATGGGAGGTGATGCCCGATGACGAAAGAGGAATGGAAGCAGGCGGAGGAGGCCCTGACCCACTTCTTCCATCCGGTGGAGCTGAAGGTGGACGGATACGACATCACCCTGATTTTGGAGCGGGTGAGCGTGTATCAAAACAAGATCATGGTCTATATCGGCGGCGAGTTCCGGGGCCAGTGGATGGCCGAGGACTGCGAGGTGCGCCGCCGCTTCCTGCAGGAGCAGCGGCACAACATCCTCTCCGGCAAACAGAGGGCCGAGTTTGAACGGCTGCCGAAGCGGAGGCAGAAGGAGCTGCGCGAGAAGTACCCCATGCAATATTCCTGCTTCACCCCGCAGTGGTCATCCTTTCGGGCGCTGAAGAGACACTTCTGCGCCAACAACCAGAGCATCGAACTGGTCAAGGTATGAGCAGGGGGCTTCGGCCCCCGGCCTTAATGCAGCTCCCCCAGGGGGAACGGTCGCCAGCCCGTGAAAATGCAGAGCGAGGCATCACAAGAACAGAAGGAGGTTAAGCCAATGCGAAACGCATCGAAGCGCATGGGGAAAAAGGGCACCCTGACCATCCCGCAGCACCTTCGGCACGAGATGGGGCTGGACGGCGGCACCGCCGTGGATCTGACCCCCACAGGGGACGGCGGGCTGGTGATCCAGAAGCACCGCCCCACCTGCAATATCTGCCAGGGCACCTATGAGGTGGTGACCTTCCGGGGCTTCCAGATCTGCCGGGAGTGCTTCCTGGGCATCCGGGAGGAGGTCGAGAAACTTGGCTGACACGCTGCTGGAGCTGAAAGCTAAGAAGGAAGAGCGGGCCGAGCAGGTGCGGCGCTATGTGGATGAATACGCCGCCCTGACGCTGGAGGCCGACCGCATCAAGCAGCGGATGGAGTGGCTGAAGGGCCAGTTTGAAACCATGGCCACCGGCGCGCTGAAGGACACCAAGCTGCTCTCCATCAGCTACTGGGGGAGCCAGAACAGCCGGGTGACGGTGACGAACACGGCCACGGTGAAGCCCATCTCCCTGACGATGGTAAAGAAGGTGCTGGGCAATGTGGCCGGGGACTTCGTGAAGTCCGAAACCGTGGACAAGATGACCGAGCCGTGCAAGCGTCTGCTGGCGATGGTCTGCCAGGGCAACTTCACGACGGGCAGCCTGGAGGAGACCATCCAGGCCATCACCAGCGACGCCAAGATCCAGGCGACCCTGCGGAAGAAGCTGAAGGGCCGCTGGGAGAAGGACAAGGCCCTGCTGGAGAAGGTGGCCGGGCTGCCGGAGCAGGAGGCCAGCGACTGGGCTTTCCTGGCCGCCGAGGTCATCAACTGGGAATGGCTGGCGCAGGTGCTGGAGGCCGCAGGCTGGGAGGGCACGACGCAGGAGGCCATTGACATCATCCGGGCCGCCGTGATCGTGGAGGAAGGCATGAAGGTCGGCGTGGAGGCCGAGCAGCCGGAAGTGTAAGAGAAAGGAGGGGCGGGCATGGCAGCCATCAACGCCCAGCAAATTCGGAAGATCTACGCCATCGGGAATGCCCTGGGCATTGTGGAGCGCGGGAATGAGGACGATGACCTACACGCGCTGGTGTCCGCCCTGACCGGGAAGGACTCGGTGAAGTCTCTCACCTATGCGGAGGCCCAGGCGGTGATCACCGACCTACAGAAGCGCCAGGGCGCGGCCCCCCTGCCCCGGCACAAGCCCAAGACCCACCCGGAGCGCCCAGGCGGGGCCACAGACGGCCAGCAGCGCAAGGTGTGGGCACTCATGTATCAGCTGGCCAAGGCGGACAAGGAGCCAAGCACGGCTTCCCTGGGGGAGCGGCTGTGCGGCATCATCCGCAAGGAGCTGCGGATGGACTCCACCCCCCAGCAGCCCTTTATTTGGCTGGACTTCCGGGCCTGCAACAAGCTGATTGAAGTCCTGAAGGGCTATGTGAACAACGCAAAGCGAGGTGGTGGTCACGGATGAGCGCGCTGGATCGGGTGCAGCTGTCCGACTTGGACGAGGAACAGCAGCAGGTGGCCGAGCTGATCGGCCTGGACAACTACAAGCGGCTGGTGACCGTGTTCGGGGGGCTGTCCATCTACATCCCGAAAGCGGACGCCTGGGAGCGGATGGCCCGCGATGAACAGATCCGCGAGGAGTTCGACGGGTACAACTTCAAGGAGCTGGCTGGAAGGTACGGATTGACAGAAGTGCGGATCAGGAGTATTGTATCAGATAAGATGCGGGAGTTCCGCGCCCGACCCATGGATGGGCAACAATCCCTCTTTTAAGCAATTTCATAAAGGGCTTTATTTTCCCGCTTCGCAAATAGAAGGTACAATCGGTGTAAATCCGATGTACCTTCTATTTTTTTGCGCGGGGGTTTTTGTATGAACTTTGATGCTGGCACCTGGTGGCTGGCGCTTCTCCTCCTGGGAGGGCTGACCGGGGGCTTTTGGTTTCTTCTGAAGCGCACTGTATTTGAGCGCGTGGATAAGCTGGAGCGGTCGGTCGGCGAGAGCGTCAAAAAGGGCGACTACGACAAGGACATGAAGGAAGTCCGGGAGGACATCGAGAAGATCAAGGCGAACTATATCACGAAGGAGGACTTCTTCCGGGAGCAGGCCAAGACCGACCGGAAGCTCGACCGCATCATGGATATATTGCTGGAAATGAAAGGGGATAAGAAGGGTGAGTAATCTCGAAAAGCGCGCGCTGCGGGCGGGCAGCTTCGTCCACAACAACGGCAAGGTGCTGCGAACGGTGAACATCCTGCGGCTGAAGTACAACAAGCTGACGGGTGTGCAGAGCGTCCTGGAGGATGACGGCATCGCCGAGGACGAGTTTCTGGACAGTGTGAACTTCCTGGCCGAGGAGGGCTACATCCACCTGCGGCGTATCTCCACCAAGGAATCGGCGGCCCTGGCCGACACGGACTACACGGCGCTGGAGGCCAAGCTGACCGGCAAGGGCATCCGGCTTCTGGCCGGGGGCATCGAGGACGATATGATTGAGGTGTAAGGGATGGGCAAGAAAGCGGGCAACCGAAAGCACAGCAAAATAGACGCTCTCGACCCCGCTCTGCGGGAGACAGTGGAGCAGATGCTCCTGTCCGGCAGCACCTATTCCGAGATCGTGGACTTCCTGGGCGACAATGGGGTGGGCATCTCCGTCGCCAGCGTCTGCCGCTACGCCAGGGCATACCAGGCCGAAGTGCAGATGCTGAACATGGCCCAGGAGAACTTCCGGCGCATGATGGATGAGCTGGACAAATACCCCGACCTGGACACCACGGAGGCCATCATCCGGCTGACGAGCCAAAACCTGCTCACGGCCCTGGCCAACACCTCGGAGGAGGACTGGCAGGGCGTGAGCGTGGACAAGATGCTGCGCGAGGCCAACGCGCTGGTGCGCGCGGCGGCATACAAGAAGCGCGTGGAGATCCAAAACCAGGACACCACCGAGGCGGGCCTGGATGCCGTCAAGTCCCTGGTGTGGGAGGCGATGGCCAAAGAGCGGCCTGACCTTTACCGGCAGGTCAATGAGTTCCTGAACAGCAAGAAGCAGGATGGTCTGGAAGCGAGGTGAGTACATGATAAGGTGGTATGTCTTGCAGGTATCGACCGGGCAGGAGACGGCGGTGCGAGAGGCGCTGGAGGGCCTGGGCGTCCGGGCGGCGGTGCCCCGTGAGGAACGGCTGATCCGCAGCGGCGGGGGCTGGACAACGAAGGTTTACACGCTGCTGCCCGGCTATGTATTCCTGGCGCTGGAGTACAGCGCCGAGAACTACTACCGGGTGAAGGCGATCCCCCATGTGCTGCGCTTCCTCGGCCCCAACGGGCTTTCCCCCTCCTACCTGACCCACCTGGAGGTGGAGTGGCTGCGGCTGCTGGACAACGGCGGGGAGCTGCTGAAGCCCTCCAAGGTGGAGGAGCTGCCGGGAGGCGGTGTGCGGATCGTGGAGGGTGTGCTGCGTAACTTCCCGATCAGCAGCATCGACTATGACAAGCGCACCCGCCGCGCCAAGGTGGAGATCAGCTTGTGCGGGGAGCCGAAAACGCTCACCCTCTCCGTGGAGGGGGACGGGAGCGAGGAGGCTGGGAGTTCTTAAACGGCGTTTACAGGAAGCCGGACAAAGCAGGCGGTTGATTCGTCCCGCCTGGGGAGGCCGGTGGAAATACGGGTGAAATAACCGGGCTGAATGACAGGCTGGGTGGCGAAGCACACCCTTCCCCCCTGTTTTTCAGCCCTGGTTTTATGTTCCTGCCCGTGGTGCCGTTTAAGCGGCGCACAGACCCCTTTAAATTCGCCGCACCGGGCAGGCGGGGGTAATTTCCCCACGCCCGCCTAAAAGCCCGCTGTGGGGCGGCTACGGCCCACGATTGAACACAGGAGGAGGAAAGGCCATCTTGAAACAGCGGAAAATGCGGAGCATCAACGCCCTGGTCGGCGCGCTGGCCGAGGCTGAAAGCAAACTATACAACGAGGACAGCACCGACTTAAAGGGCCTTTGTACGCTCTTAAAGGATTTCTTAAAAAGAGATGACACCCCGGAGCGCGTCCGGCTGCGGCGGGAGTTCGAGGCAGGGCTTCCGCTGACCGGGGAGGACGGCCTGCGCCGGAAGCTGGGGGCCATTGACATGGAGTTCTTCGGGCGGGCTTACTTCCCCCACTACTTCAGCCGCCCGTCCCCGGAGTTCCACCGGGAGCTGGATGCGATCTGGCAGCAGGGCGTACTGAAGGGGCGCTACCCTCTGACCCCGGCAGACACCAAGGCGATCAGCCGCCTGCCAGGAGTACGCCGGGCGGTGGCGGCCCCCCGTGGCCATGCCAAGTCCACCAACCTGACCTTCAAGGGGACGATGCACTCCACCCTGTATGGATACAAGCATTATCCCATCATCATCTCGGACAGCTCCGAGCAGGCCGAGGGCTTCCTGGACAACATCCGGGTGGAGTTTGAGGAGAACACCGCGATCCTGGAGGACTTCGGGCCGCTGGCGGGCAGCGTGTGGCGCAGCAATGTGCTGGTGACCAAGACCAACATCAAGATCGAGGCCATCGGCAGCGGCAAGAAGATCCGTGGCCGGAAGCACCGGAACTGGCGGCCCGATCTGATTATCCTGGACGATGTGGAGAACGATGAGAATGTGCGGACGCCGGAGCAGCGCAGCAAGCTGAAGAACTGGTTTGACAAGGCGGTGAGCAAGTCCGGCGACGATTACACCGACATCGTTTACATCGGCACCCTGCTCCATTATGACAGCCTGCTGGCCAAGACGCTGACCAATCCGGCCTACCGCTCCATCAAGTACAAGGCGGTGATCCAATTCTCCCAGGCGGATGACCTGTGGCAGCAGTGGGAAAGCATCTTCACCGACCTGTCCAACGATGACCGGGAGGCCGACGCGCTGGCCTTCTTCCAGGCGCACAAGGCGGCCATGCTGGAGGGCACCCAGGTCTTGTGGAAAGAGAAGCTGTCCTACTACGACCTGATGGTGATGCGGGTGTCGGAGGGCGAGGCATCATTTAACTCCGAGGAGCAGAACGAGCCGATCAACCCGGATGACTGCCTGTTCATGGAGGAGTGGTTTGAATACTACAACGAGGCGGAGATCAACTTCCGCGATCCGGTCTTTGACTTCTTCGGTTTTATCGACCCCTCGCTGGGCAAGACCAAGCGAAGCGACTTCTCCGCCATCGTCACCCTGGCCAAGCACCGCAGCAGCGGATATATGTATGTGGTGGATGCAGACATTGAGCGGCGGCATCCCGACCGGATTATCGCCGATGTGCTGGCCAAGGAGCGGTGGCTCCGGGCCAGCTTCGGCCACGGCTACCGGAAGCTGGGCGCGGAAACAAACCAGT